CATCCACAACCCAACAGGCGTGCCGACCACTATCAGCCATCCAGCCAGCGTCGCCGGAACAACGGCTTCAGAGACGAGCCTGGACTTCACGGCCAGCGGCGCGGGCACAGTCGTGTTTACGTTTACGCTGGACGACGGCTCGACGATTGAGCTGCCGCTGCGCTTCTACTCCGTGGATTAAGCGCTTCGCCGGTCGCCGGTTAAGAAACGAGCCCTCGTTTAAAAAACCACACTTCGGTGAACCACACTTCGGTGAACCACACTTCGGTGAACCACACTTCGGCAATTCGTTTCAAAATACTTGGCAATTCGTTTCAAAATACTTGGCCCCCCCATAGGGGTTAAAAAAGGATTGGCATGAAAATTGGAGACCGCCAATTCGACTTCTACCGATCTTTGGTGGAACCGCGATACAGTCGAGGATTTTAACAACTCCAGCGATAGCGGCGCAATCATTTTCGTGCCGACCAGCCCAACCAAGTTCGACAGCGACACCGGCACAGTCACTGTTGAGTCCATGGCCGGCCGAACACTGACCGCCAACCGGCTGGACACCATCATCCACAACCCAACAGGCGTGCCGACCACTATCAGCCATCCAGCCAGCGTCGCCGGAACAACGGCTTCAGAGACGAGCCTGGACTTCACGGCCAGCGGCGCGGGCACAGTCGTGTTTACGTTTACGCTGGACGACGGCTCGACGATTGAGCTGCCGCTGCGCTTCTACTCCGTGGATTAAGCGCTTCGCCGGTCGCCGGTTAAGAAACGAGCCCTCGTTTAAAAAACCACACTTCGGTGAACCACACTTCGTGAACCACACTTCGGTGAACCACACTTCGGCAATTCGTTTCAAAATACTTGGCAATTCGTTTCAAAATACTTGGCCCCCCCATAGGGGTTAAAAAAGGATTGGCATGAAAATTGGAGACACTCAAAAACTAAATTTTACTAAAAATGGTAACAGGGTAGGATATGCACCTACATCTGCACAGCCTTGCAACCCTGCAATCAATATGCCAATATCCATTTCGTGAGGCCAAACTTCGGCCGATGAAAAGGAAAGGACCCGCAAAATGCCGAAAGTAGAGCGTCGAAGCCCGTGGGCGAAACCCGCAACGAAGAAAACGCCCAAAAAGAGGAGAGCGACTCGACAAAAGACTCGCAAGACGCAAGCCCCTAGAAAACAACGCGCAGCTACCAAAGCCGGCGGCGCCAGGATGGCCAAATCTTTGTTCGGCCGATAAAGGAAGAAGAAAATGCCAAAAGGTGTGGGTTACAGCAAAGGCTACAAAGGCCCCGGTGGCGGAGCCAAGAAGAACGGGACCATGAAGTCCCTCAAAGACCTGGCCAAGAAGATGGGTAAGGCTCCCTCGCGTGCAGCTAAAGGCCGCAGCATGGAGACCGGCGCCAAGAAGCCTAGCTTCCAGCGTGCTGTTCCGAAGATCAGCCCCCGAGAGTAATGTCAGAGCCGACGAGCAAGACCTCAGCCAGAGTGCTGAGCGATTTGGGTATTTTAGTCGGCGGAACGCCAGACAACCCCGTCAACCTAGCTCGCCCTCAACAGGCTCGAGGCTTGGCAGGCCTCCCAGCACCTGAAAAGGCTAGCGGGGGACCCAAGGCGAAATCTGGCAAGAAGAGGACTCGACCAGAGCAAAAGAGGTTTGCGGCTGCCGTCGAAGGCCTCAAAAACAAGCTTATTGCTGGTTTCGGAACTCCTCCCAAAAACGACCCGGACTTTGTGGCGTTCTCCCAAATAGCGGAGCCTCGACGAGCGATGTTCAGAGGCAAGGATTTCCCGCAGGGATTTCGGCTGTCCGAACTAACCCCCGACGAGAAAATAGCCCTTGAGACTCTCAACGAGGCTGATCCCATCGTCGCCTTCAGAGAAAGAACTAACCCCAAAAAGCGGAAGAAATGAACCAAGGGCCCGGCCGAGAAAACGAGCCCTCGTTCAAAAAACCCATTATTTAAGAAACGAGCCCTCGTTCAAAAAACCCATTACTCAAAAAAACGAGCCCTCGTTCAAAAAACCTGTAACTATAAGAGGCAACAAGTGGCAAAAATACGGCGAAAGAGTCGGGCTAGTGAGATTCAGCCAGATCCGGAGCGCGTTAAAGAACTTGAAGGTATGGTCCGAGACAAAAAGGGCCACTTTAAGAAGGGAGTGTCCGGACGCTTCCTCCAGCGAGCACAAAACGAATCGAACGCAGCTTGGGTGGGGAGGCTAGCTCGGGAATGGACCGAGGACGCCATCTACACGCTAGGTTCAATAATGGTCGACGGGCGAAGGCCCGAAGGCGCGCGCATAAAGGCCGCCCAAGAGCTCTTGAACAGGGGCTTCGGGAAGAGCCCAATTCACATCGAAAAAACGCTGAACGACAGCCGGTCTCTCGAGGAGATTCCGACACACGAGCTCGTTCTCCTGATCAGGAAGTTCACGGACGAGCATATCGAAGCCCAACTCGAGACGAAGTCCTCAGGCGCCTTGCCAGCAGTGATTGACGCCGAGATTGAAGATGCCGAAAAAGCTGACTCCTGAGCAACTCGCCCAGGAAATGCTGCGTCGTAAAAAGGCGCAGGGTTCTTTGCTCGAGTTCGTTGAGTATACGCACCCACGGTGGTATACCTCCTGGTATCATGGATTCATCTGCGACTACCTGGAGCGCCTTGAACGGGGCGAAATTCAGCAGCTGGCGATCAACGCACCGCCCCGACACGGCAAGACTGAGCTCGCTTCTCGCCGGTTCCCAGCTTGGTGTCTTGGTCGGCACCCCGACTGGCAAATCATCAGCACGAGCTCTGGCACTGACTTGGCAAATGACATCGGTGCCGACGTACGTGACATCATACGAGACCCTATTTACCAAAATATCTTCCCTGAAGTTTCAATGCGTACCGATGCAGGAGCTGCTGGGCGGTGGCGCCTCAACAAAGGCGGAATCTACGTCGCCGGCTCGGTTGGCTCCCAGATTGTCGGTCGTGGGGCGATGCTCGGCATTATTGACGACCCTCACAAGGGACGCGCTGAGGCTGATTCGGAGAGGCTCCGAGCCGTAGTTAGCGATTGGTATTTTGGTGACTTCCTCACCCGTTTGATGCCTCCGTTCTTACAGCTTTTGATCCAGACAAGATGGCACCAAGCGGACCTCGCGGGCAAACTTCTAGGCTCCGAGAAGATGTGGATCCCGGCGGATAAAGAAGGCTTCGTCTTCCAGACCGAATCTGGGTGGACCGTTATCAAACTGCAGGCCATCTATAAGCGTAACGGCAGAGAACAGGCTCTAGGGCACCGGTTCTTCCCACTCAAAAAACTCCGAGAACGCCGCAAGACAATGATGGATGGCGGCCGGGGACGTGAGTGGCGCGCGCAGTACCAGCAGGAGCCTGTGGCTGAAGAAGGCACCGTCATCAAGCGGGAATGGTTCGACAAACGGTTTGAGGCACACAAGTACCACAAAACAGCCGTCCGGCTCGACACTTTCCGCATCTACTTGGCCGCCGACTTCGCCATCCGAGACGCCGCTGACGCCAGAGACCCGGACCGCACCGAAATCGGAGTCTTCGGCCTAGCCCCAGATGACACACTGTATGTATTGGACTGGTGGTCTGGGCAGGTAACCCCCGACGTGTGGATAGACCAGCTTATCAACATGTTCGATGACTGGAAGCCCCGCTGTTTCTTTGGCGAGAAAGGCCCTATCCGCGCAATCACCGAACCAATGCTCAAAAGGCGCATGAGAGAGCGCAAGGTCTTCTGCCGGCTGGAGTGGATGCCTGCTCAGAAGGACAAGTTGGCTCGCGGTCGTGTATTTGAGGCCTGGAGCTCTGCTGGACGTATTGTGATACCTGACAGGTCCTCGTGGGTGGACGAGTGGCTCGAAGAGATTGTCGCTGTCCCCTCTGGGCGTTATTGGGACAAGTTTGACACAATGGCGCACATGTGTCTGGCACTTGACAAGACGAGCCCAGCCTCCCAAGAAGAGGTTGACACTATACAGCGGTTTAGAGACTATACAGACATCGCGTCCGGCACAGAACTTGCTAGTAGCTGGAAGGTGGCTTAAATGGCTGTAGATACCGATGCAACTGGCCTCCCAGAAGGCTCTGCTGAAGACAAACTCAGAATAGTAAAAGAGTGGGTTTGTGATCACGACGACATCTCTATCGTCGGTAACGAGCTTTCTCGCCGAGACAGGCAGTTCTACGATGGACAACAATGGACCGATGAAGAGATTCACGAACTCGAAAAACGCGGTCAACCTGCAGTTGTTCTGAACCGCATCTTTCCCAGAATTAATGACATCATCGGATTCGAACGCGAGAACCGCACAGACTTTCGCGCACACCCTAGAACTTACAATCAACACCAGAGGGACGCCGACGCTGTCACTGACGCCATCAAGTATTGGGAAGACGAGCAAGGCTTTGATGATGTTGCACTTATGGTTCTCGAAAACCTTGCAGTTGAGGGCCTAGGCGGAGTAGTATTGGACCTGGGCGTAGAGCGCGACCCGTTGTCAGACGGTAAGAGGGACCGCAACCGAGTAGACCTTACTTACCTGCCCTGGGACCGTATCTGGTACGACGCGCATTCTAGGCTGCCCGATTTTTCCGACGCCCTCTACACAGGCATCTTGACCTGGATGCACCTGTCGGAGGCGCTCAAACGGTGGCCAGAAAAAGAAGCCCAGCTCCGCAACGTTGTCAATACCCAACAACGTTCTTTGTACGGACAAGAAAAAGAAGACCACCCAAACCTCTGGTATTGGACAGACATGCAGCGTGTCGCTGTGCGTACAGTGTACTACTGGGAGCTGGATGAGGACGGACACAAGGTCTGGTACGAAGGAAAGTTCGTGGAGAGCGGCTGGCTTGAGGAGCCCGAGGTCGTTCACTGGCGTGATGATAACGATCTGACCTTCAACCCGATGATCCTCACTTCCGGGTTTGTGCAATACGGCACCAACGCTCGTTATGGCGCAGTGCGTGCAATGATTTCTCCTCAAGAGGAGATTAATAAGCGACGATCTAAGGCCCTCCACCACTTTACTGCAGACCGCTTCCTGGCCGAGGAATCCGCAATTGATAATGCCCAGCGCATCAAGCAAGAAATGGCCAAGCCAGACGCCATTGTTGTGCTCAACGACGGTGCTCTCAACGAAGGCCGCTTCCAACCTGCTCCAACAACCGATAAAGGGCAGCTCCACCTACAGCTAGCACAAGAAGCTAAGGCTGAGATCGAAGAAATTGGCCCTTCTGGTCTCCAAAGCGTGCAGGGGCCCGAAGATGTTTCCGGACGATCCTTCCTGCTCCAGCAAAACAGCGGCATGCGCAAGATTGGTCCGCTTTTTGCACACTATCGAAGCTGGAAACTGAAGGTTGTCAGACACGCTTGGTACGGCATTCGCCAGTACTGGCCAGAAGAGCGCTGGATTCGAGTGCGGGACAAAAGCGATATTCGCAGCTACAAATTCGTGAAGCTGAACCAGAAGATGACTCGTCGAGACCGGGTTGTAGAGCTCATGGACCGAGGCGCCTCGTTGGAAGAGGCTGTACAGGAAGCCATGGGCGATGTTGGGATGCAGCTACTCCAGAAAGTAGAGACGAACTCTGCTGTGGCCATCCAACAGCTCCAACAGATGGGCGTTCAGCCGGACGAGAAGCTTATTGCGCACCGCATGGAAGAAGAACTGCTCAGCAACCCCCTTGCTGATGAAGAGTTCACCATGAACGACGTCTCCAAGGCTGTCGTGGACCTAGTCTTTGATGTTCAGCCCAATAACACCCTGCTAGAGCACGAAGAGTTCGGCCTTCTCATCGAGTTGGCCAGAAACGGCCAGCTTCCCGGTGTTCCTCCGGCCGAAATCATCAAACGAGCCCGGTTCTTGCACAATCGAGAAGAGTTGGTTGCTGCCATGCAGGCGCCTCCTCCACCAGAGGTCCAACAGCAAGAGCAGATGCAGATTCAGCTGCAAATGGCGCAGCTCCAAGCTCAAGTGGCCAAGATGGAAGCCGAGGCTGCCCAAGCCCAGGCCAAATCTCAGACTCTGTTGGCAGATGTCCAGAAGAAGCTTGCCGAGGCTCAGATTATGATTCCGGCAGAAGCGCAGCGTGACATCGCACACAGCAAGAAACTGCGGGCTGAGTCGGCTGAGATGCTCACGAACGCCACTTTGGCTCCGGATAAGCTGGAGCTAGAGGCTGAAGCCAACGACATCAAAGCACTGCATGCATCTAATCAGGCGCTAGGGGCCGCACCGAACCTACGCCAGAAGACACAAGGAAAGTAGATGGATATCACAACCGTTGGCGACAAGCTCGATGTCGTAGAAGTCGCGAGGGCACTGGATTTTGCAGACGACGCAACAGCAGCCCTGCAACACAAAATCTACGCCCAGCACAACAAAGCAGTGAGAGAGCTATCTGAGGTCCTTGGCACGGAGCTTGCAAAAGAAGCTACTGTGGTGGATTATCCAGATAGGCTCCAGACCGATGTGATCTGGACGGACGTTATGAAGGTGACCTTTCACACGCGGCGAGAGGTCTATGAGGATAACGTTAAATTTGTAACCGGGGCTCAACTCTATATGGGAGATGAGGTCCACAACTTAAAGCTCGGTGCGTTTAACGTACGGAAAGGTTAGAGAAACCATGAAAAATTTACTCTCGGCGGTGACTCTGGTGACCCTGAGCCTCGGTTCTGTGGCGCTTGCTGCGAACCAACAGGTTGACCCAGACACTTACCGCTCTTTGAGCCCAACTACCCCGGTCTACGGTCGTTCGGATGGGCTTTACTATGACAAAACCCGCAAAAGCCCTGTTCTTGTTGGCAACGGCGACGGCTTTTACGCTATCGGACCCACTTACAGTGAGCCTTTTGACTACAGCGATGGTCAAGGCCTCGTGTGCCAAAGTGTGGCTCGTCTGTCTTCGGCTGGATACACCCGAGCTGCTTCTGCCAACCAAGCTTGCAACACCACCTGCGGCACTTCTGTTTGTGTGGCGGGATTCGAAGCTGCCCTTACTGACGCCGGCGACATCCTCGGTTGCAGTGATGCAACTGCCGACGCCTGCATCTGCCAAACCGCACCCCTTGATGAGGTCGGACTCTGTGGCGCTGATTGGGAATCTCCTTCGGCTGGCATCAGCCTTGTTAACACCCCCCGCGGTGTTGCTCTCGGTGCCGTTGCCCTAGCCGTTCAAGAGATCGGCCCTGACCAAGACTCAGACGGCCTGGACATCGGCGCTGACCAAGCTGATGACAACGGCTTCGAGGTGTTCGGCGGAATGTACGGTGCTACTGGTCGCCCTTTGGTGCCCAGCGTGGACCCCGCTTTCGGCTTCTGCGTTGACGTCAAGGTGACCGACCTGAGCGGCACTGATGAGCTGTGGGTTGGCTTCCGTGATACCACTGCGCCCAACATCACCTTCAACAGCTACAACAGCTACGCGGTCATTGGCGTGGACAACACCACTGGCGATGTGCACACCGAAACCGAAGATGACGGCTCTGGCCTGACCACGACTGACGTGACTGCCGGCCCCTTGGCTGAAGATGTGGCCTCGGAGCTGTGCGTTCTTGTGAGTGACACTGGTGTGGTGACCTACACGTTCGATGGTGTGGCGCCTACTGACGCGGTTGCCTACACCCTCGATGCTGGCGAGCCTGTTATCCCCTTCGTACACTACCTCCATTCGAGCGATGTGGCCGACGAGGTGCTGCTCACCGACTGGGAAGTCTTTTACCAATAAGCCAACGAGCCCTCGTTCAAAAAACCAAGGCTCTAAACCCCTAACCGCGACGACGGCATACGGTCGATGAGGGAATTATGGATTTACAACAGGACTTGAAAGGGATGATGGAGCAGCACGCTCCCCTTCCCCAAGCAGATGAACCTGTGGAACAAAACGACACTCCTGCGGAGGCTGAAGCTACGGCCGATGCCTCTCAGGAGACGGTGGAGGAGACTCCACCAGAAGAAGCGACGGCGGCAGTAACGGCCGAACCTGCGGAAGAGGAGAAGTCAGCTGAAGATTCTCAGCTATTCGCCTTTAAGAAGGGCATGCTCGAGGAGCGGCGAAAACGCCAAGAGCTCGAACTCGAAATTGCTCGAATTAAGGGCCGGCTGGAAGCGACGCCGACTCCAACTGTAGAGGAAGATTCTTCTGACGAAGAGTTTTGGGGCAGCCCACAAGAGTTTATCAGACAGGAGACGGAGAAGAACAATCAGAAGCTTCTGCGTCAAATGGAAGAAGAGCTCTGGCAACGTACGGCGACAATGTCGGAGTACTACGCCTCTCAAAAGTGGGATGACTACGGAGAACTGCGGGATGAGTTCATGGAGCTGGTGCAGACACCAGGAAATGAGCACCTTGCGGCAGAGATTCGTAAGGTTCCAGACCCAGCGTCAGCTCTCTACAACTACATGAAGCAGCTTAAGCAGCCTAAAGTCGACCCTGACTCCCTGCGTCAACAACTTGAACAGGAGCTTCGGGAGAAACTAGAAGCTGAGTTTGCTGAAAAGTACAAAACCGGCGGTGCTAAAGCCGCCAGAAACTCACTGGCTGGAGCGCAAAGCGCGACTCCACCAAAAGGGCCTGTCGCCTCACTGCGTGGCGCCGGAGATATGCTTAAAACTATCTCTCGTTCAGACTACTAGTCTGGCTGGCAACTTGCATACGGGTAGGGCCCAAGAAAGGTAAGAAGCAATGACGGATACTACTTTTGCTTCCGACCTCCAGGTTCAGCAGTGGTCGCAAGACTTCTTTATGGAGTACGTGCGTAACACCCGCTTTAACCGCTACATGGGGTCGGACGAGAACAAGATCATTCAAATGGTCATGGACCTCTCCCGTAAGGCTGGAGATCGTATCACCGTGCAGTTGGTTACTCGACTGAGCGGCAACGGGATCACTGGCGACAACACCCTCATGGGTAACGAAGAGTCCTTGGGCAACTACGGACACACCATCAACATCAATCAGCTGCGTAACGCGGTTCGCCGAGGTGATTTTGAGCAACAGCGGGGTAACATCGACATCCTGAATGCTGCTCGAGTGGCCCTTAAGAACTGGGCGATGGAGAAGCTTCGTGATGACATCATCACCGCGATGCAGTCTCCTAACCTGGATGGCACCGAGGCTTACTCTGCTGCATCTGAAGCTGAGAAGGATGCTTGGTTGGAAGCTAACCAGGACCGTGTCCTGTTTGGTGCCCTGAAGAGCAACCTGGACGACGCTGGTGGTGCCGGCGGCGGTGCGGATCACTCCGACTCGCTGCTGACCGTGGACAGCACGGCCGATACTCTGAGCCCCGAAATCGTGTCGTTGGCTAAGCGTATGGCTAAGACTGCGGACCCTCACATCCGACCCGTGAAAATCGGCGAGGACGAAGAGTGGTACGTGCTGTTCGCGCCTTCTCTGGCGTTCCGTGACTTCAAGACCAGCAACACCACCGGCTACCAAGAGTTTGTGCGTGACGCTGGTGTACGCGGCAACGAAAACCCCCTGTTCCGTGACGGCGACCTCGTCTGGGACGGCGTTATCATCCGCGAGATCCCTGAGATCCCCGCAGTCGGTAACGTGGGTAACGGTGGTGACCGAGTTGAGTCCTGCTTCCTTTGCGGTGCTCAAGCAATCGGCGTGGCCTGGGCTGAGCCTACCACGGCAATCATGCACACCGATGACTACACTAACCTCAAGGGCGTGGGTATCAAAGAAGTCCGCGGCGTTGAGAAACTGTTCTTTAATGACAAGCAACACGGTATGGTTACCGTGTACGTGGCGGCTGCGGCTGACACCTAAGAAACACTAAGGTAGCGGGGGGTCGGCAAGTCCGGCCTCCCCTCCCTTACTTTACAGGAGCATTGAGATGCCAAAACCAGATCTCCCGGCAAAGCGCAGTTATCGCTACCTGGGCCTCCCTACAGACGTTAAAAAAGACTTGCTTGAGTCGCTTTCGGCAGTTACTCGCCCGTTGAACTTGACCCCTGGAGACTTCGACAACACCCCGTTGAGGGCTTCTAAGGACAAAGCTTGGGAACGCGAACAGGCTACACGCAAGGCCGAAGCCGAGAAAGACGTGAAGAACCTGGACGCCGAGTACCGCGTGCTTGAGTACACGTTCCCCAAAGGCGAAATCGTCGAGGTGAACTTCGCTCGGCACCGTGAACCGGCCTACCTGGCGCAGAAGCTTGATTCGGCGGTCTTCCGCGGGTTCCTTGAAGAAAATCCCGAGCCTAAGAAAACGGAGCCCTCGTTCAAAAAACCAGAAGACTCTAAGACTGCGGCTAAAAAGAAACCAGTTCCTCCAGATCCTGAAGATTAATGGCAACCTGGACCAAAATAGAAGTGCGTAATGCCGTCCTGGAGCGCTTGAACATCAAGCCCCGGGGCGGTTCCGCTCGAGCTGACGACGCAAGTCTCATGGATAACCTGTATTCGTCTGAGCACGAGGGTTTGCGTAAACGTGGTCTTGCCGATTTTGACGTAGATTCTGTTCCAGAAGAGTTTCAAGAACCTCTAATCAAATATCTTGTCGGCCAAGCGGCTTCAGCGTTCGGGTTCTCTGGCCAGCGTCTTGCAGAAGCAGAGTTGGAAGGCAAGAAGGG